AAATACGTAGAAGAAAACAACGTGCCTATTGACTATCATTATTACTTCGAAAACAAGTTTCTAAACCCTGTATGCGACCTTCTTGACCCACTGTACGAAAATACTAAACAGGAAATCTTTGGTGACATCATAGCTGAACATAAACCCCAAAAGAAAAAATTGGGACCAGCCTTGAGTACCATGAAGCGAGAACAACTCATCGAGGAGTGTCAAAAGAATAAATTGGACGATACGGGTAAGGTTGCAGAACTTAGAGAACGTATTAAAGCATTTCGACAAAGACAAAATTCGGTTGACGACTTATTTAAAAATTACGAACAAAGTATAAGTACGAATGAGCAATAGACGTATCATTAGAAATGTCACAGATAAGGTGAAACAATTGATTACGGAACAGCTTCCAGACCTTATAGAAGATGTAATCGATGAAGTTGTTCATGAAAGGGTGGATGAAGAGTTGTCTCAAAATAATCATGAAAGAATGAATGACATTTTAGATAGAATACACAGAAAACATGGTGTAGCTCTTGACCTATTGTTACGAGATGCCGAAGAAGTGTGTAATTCTAACATTTGTATGGGAATAGTGACTAATTCGGCAACGGGTGAAACACGTAGGTGTAGTTTCAAGGCTAAACATAATGGGTACTGTAAATTTCACAGAGAAAGAGGTAGACAAATTCAAGAACGTATGTTAACTAGTGAAGACCATTATGATGAGGCAGTGAACGAGATTCAAGATGCCCAATCACGGCTTAGAGAAATGGGTCTATTTTAGAATAATGAACAAATCGACTATTCTACTAACATCAATTAACAGCTTTTATGAAGATGAAAAGAATCGAACTAAACTAATGAATATTTTAGATAAAACAAGTGGTATTTCACTCAGGAACCTCGAGTGGTTTATCACGAATTATGCGAAAAAGAATAATACATCCTATACTACCACCGACGGTAAACTCTTTACCGTACATTGTGCGTACAAATCTAGCCTTGATGGCTATTCAAAAAAACTTTTCGATCCCTTCTGTCGGTCAGCTAAGTTTCCCTATACTATCCCGGGTACATCTCATGAAATTCATACGACGCTGGCACAGCTAAATTTCATCAAATGGTGTATTAAGAATAATATTATTGAGTACATCGCAAACAATAAGACCTCGCTGTTTAATAAGCAAGTGACATAAATCCCTTATCAAAAATATAAGTTTGATATCCCGTGTAATACATATTGAGTGAATATGTTTTCGTGGTTATGTCTACGAGGGAGCCTGCTGTTGTATCTAGTTTGACTTCTATAGAAGTTTTATCGGATTGTATTTGGCTAAAATCCAAGTTCCCCGATGGTTCCACATTAACCGGATTCATCGAGAAACTGTATGTGTAGATATTACGTATAGGCCTAGAAAGCCTATTTCTAAAAGGAATCAGATATTTGTAATAGTTGTGCGTTGTGTTTGACACGTTGGGTAATTTGCTTCCATTAATATAAAAACTGGCTTCACTCATGATGGGATAAAAGAATGTTTGAACTTCGTCAAAGTTGACGTTAGATGAAAAGTTGAAACGATTTTGATAATACTTTTCTTCTTGTAAAGCTTTACCACCTGTTGAATCTGTAGCATCTTCAAATTCCGTATTACGTAAAAACCAGTGAATACATTTTACCGGTATATTCGGAACGAGGTTATTTCTTATGATGTCTTTATTTAAGTCGCTGATGATACTTGGATGTTTACGTACTATGTCAGTTACAAAAGTTTGAGGTTCTGTAGCCAAAAATTTGCGCTCCTCGGGACTCACGGTGATTTCTTCGGTTATGAGTTTAAACTCTGGAAGCTGTAAAGTTGTACCCGTGTCCGTGAAAAACCTTTGGTCATGAAACTCTAGTTCAAATTCAATTTTCTGTCTGTGTACTGCACATATGGGAAAATAGGGGCGATTTGGTTTATTCGAAGAATACTCATCACTCGCATACTTCCTCGAGAAGAAGAAGTGTAAGGGTATCACGAGGTCAGATGAATGTTGTGCATAGTCATCGAAATCATTTAGTGTAGAATCATCATAACCAATACTTCTGTTTACAAGAAATCTATTCGCTACTTTTTCAGACATTTCTAAATAAAGCTCGTCGTATATAATTCCCCAATCGTCATGAATTTTTTCCACCTCAAGTTCATCTACAAACATAGTGACACTCTTGAGAATATGTCTACCGAGTTGATCCGCAAAGTTTTTACCACCACCAAAATCTGAAAGACCCGGCATGGTAATACTCAACCACATATTACTTAAAAGGTCTCCCATGTTTTGAGGATTAAATTGAACCTTTATCGTTTGACCAAAAGGCCATCCAGATATCTGTCCAGGGTTAATAACGTTACGACTTCTGTGATATTTCCTAAAATCAGAGTGTCGTATCATATCTTTGTCCTTAAAGAACGAGTCTTCTGGGTCTTTGGAAAGTAAGTGTAAGTCTTGCTTTCCAATAGCTTTGAGAGAAATCTTAGCGGCTTCACCCATACTTATCTATTATCTACAAATTTTTAATATCCGTTTCCCACATGTTCACGGGTGTTGTAGACCTCATAAGTTCGAGTTCCTTTTTCGCCTGTTCGGATTCCTTCAGAAGTTCTCGTACACTTTCTTCCGTGTATTGAACGGTCTTAATGTTTAGGAGATAGTCCCAAGACCCATTGATTTGGGGAAAGAGACTGGAAAGTTGGTTCTCAAGTTCTTGCTTTTTACGGCGGAAGACGATGATGTCACCATTGATGACCATAGTGACAAACTTCGACTTGTATTCACACATCTTCGATTTTGCCTCGAGAACCTTGATGAGATACTCCTTCCGCTTTTTGTAATACTCGTATCGGAGTTTGATGAAGTCACCCAAAATCTCTTCGGGGGTGTTGTACTTATGAATACCCCGCGTCGGGTGGAAAAGGTGCATGTTCGATGTACGAATAACCTTTTCCAGTTTAAGATCCTTCACAGCATCTTTACCATTGTAATCTTGAACGAGGAAATCAACACTCTCCGTCGTACTATTATTGGTAAAGCTACTAATGATTTTCTTTTCAACAAGGGTATCCAGGTGTTCCTTGTAATCCTGTGTCCATCGACCTGGTGGAAGTTCAGTCACCTTGATAGTCTTACCGACACAAGTCCAAAGACCCTGGGTCACCCATGAATCGTCGTCTTGTTCGAAAACTTTACCCTTGAAACCCCTGAACCACGGCTTCATTCGCTTGAGACTCTTGTTGTGGAGAAAGTTGAGAATGTTCTCACGGATGTCCGCCGGGTTGAATGGGGGTACGTAGCAACTGAACCCTGTACCAATACCTTCTGTACCATTCACAAGAACCATAGGAAGGGTAGGCATGTAAAAGTCGGGTTCAATAGACCGACCATCGTCGTCGAGATAATTAAGAATTGCATCATCCTTGGGGTCGAACAGTTTTCGAGCCGCGGATGTCAGTCTCGTGAAAATGTACCTCGTCTGAGACGCATCCTTACCGCCCATGAGCCTGGTTCCGAACTGACCACAAGGTTCAAGAAGATTTATGTTGTTACTACCCGTATAGTCATTGGCCAACTTCACAATCGTTTCTGCCAGGGATACTTCACCGTGATGATAGGCGCTCTTCTCAGCCACAAAAGCAGCCAACTGTGCCACCTTCATCTCAGCGGTCAGATTCTTTTGGAAACACGAATACATAACCTTCCTTTGGGACGGCTTTAATCCATCACAAACGTGTGCGATAGAACGTTTGAGGTCTGCGAGTGAAAAGTTCACAAGGTCTTTGTGTACAAAGTCGGTGATACCCAACTGTTTGACTTTACCGTAAGGAATTTCAAGGTCTTTTGGGTTTTTTGCTGTACTCTCGAGAAGCCACGTCTTACGGTCATCGGCCTTCTTTTTGTCAAAAGCCAAAACGATAGACTCGTCGGTCATGGTGTCAACATCAAACTTGACTGTGAGGTCCTCGATTTTAGAGAAATACTCACGGGCTTCTTTTGAGGTCGAGGTACCGAGACCCTTGTAGTACTTGATGCGCCACCCAGATTGGCCATTACCATACCACGTGCGAAATGCTGAATCCGTGTAGAAGGATTTCGTTTGGGTACCACGAGTAGCCTTGATGATAGGTGTCACCATAGATACCACGAAACCCAATTTGAGGAGACTGGGCCAGAAATAATGCAGTTGATTGAGAATCAACCCCTTAATGTGGGAACCATCGTTATCAGCGTCAGTCATAATCATGAGACGACCGTAGCGAAGCTCTGATACATTGTTGTACTCCCTGCCTTGTTGCAAACCAAGAATCTTCTTCAAGTCGTTGAATTCCTGATTCGAAGTCAACTGTGCGACAGAAGCATCACGTACGTTCTTGCATTTCCCCCGAAGTGGGAACACACCGTAGTGATCCCTTCCCACCACAGAGAGACCGGCGACAGCGAGGGTCTTCGCTGAGTCACCCTCAGTCACGATGAGTGTGCACCGTCCAGATTGAGCTGTACCCGCCTTGTTGGCGTCATCGAGCTTTGGGATTCCGGTGATTTTACTCTTACGAGCTCCTCCATCAGTCTTAGCCAGTTCCTTCATCTCCTTGAATTTCGAGAGCGCCGTGAGTTCATCCGAAACACCCGTCTTCAAAACGTTTTTGACGAAGGTTTTCGGCATTTCAAATTTAGACCCGAAATCCGGAGCCTTGAGGGTACACTCAGATTTGACCTGACTCGAGAAAGTTGGGTTCTCGAGGGTTGCCTTCACGAAGATGGCGAACGTGTTTTTGACCTGTTGAGGCTTGAGCTTGATCTTCTTGGCCATCTCTTCGATGATTCCCGAAGCGATGAGTGAGGCAGCGTGGTCAACATGTGTACCACCTTTAGTTGTGCAGATACCGTTTACGAACGATACTTGCTGCATTCCATCCTCGGAGGGTCCGACACACACAGACCAGCGGTCGGTCGTAGCACTGTGTACTTTGTCAAAGCCGTGCATTTTCGCGTAAGCTTCAAAGTTTTGTTTGGGAAGAACTTCACCGTTAAACTTCACTTTGCAATTTGCCGAAGTACAGATGTTCGCGTCCCACACTCTCTTTTGAAAAATTTTGTAGATGGAGTTGTCCATTTTAGACATCCTGAAACGCGCCCAATCTGGGGTGAAAGTTACAGCCACGGATGATGTAGCACCTGCATGTTTTTTGATTTTTGGAGGTTCACAAACGGACATATTTTTGGACCATTTTTGGGTATACGTTTGTTTCGTTTCGTGGTCTTTGATGACCACAGAGAATTCCGATGAGTAAATATTGGTCAATTTGGCTCCATAACCATTCCTACCTCCCACAATCCGCTTTTGGCTGTCATCATAGTTGGTACTTGTTAGGAGATGTCCAAATACGAGTTCGGGATTCCAAACATTTTCCTTGTCGTTAAACTTGATACCGATACCTCCGAGTGGCCCGTTGTTTTCAATAGTGACCGCACCAGTCTCTTTGTCGAGGGAAACAGAGATGGCTGTTACATTCTTGGGGTGAAGGGAGTTACGATCGATCGCATTCACGAGGATCTCGTCGAAGATTTTCAATAGGGCTGGGGAGTACTTGATGTTCTTCTTCTCGAATTTCTTCCCATTGAGAATCCAGTAAGGTTCAGCGCTCAAATCAACAGGACCCACATATGAGTCGGGACGCTTTAAGACGTGCTCAATATGACTTAGCTTTTGAACTGATTCCATACTTTCTTGAATTTTTTACAACTCTAGTCTCTAACTTAGGTTAAAAATGTGCGTCTATAGAAAAATACATGCTCACTCTTTGCCAGAAGCCCATCGCACCAGTGCGTAAGATTGAACGCCGTATCAACAAGGTTGCGGTGGGTACGGCAGTAAAAGTCATCGACAAACTCTATGAGGGACGTGACTACGCTCGGTTCTACGTTCTAGAGACAGTCGCAAGGGTTCCCTACTTTTCCTTTGTCTCCATCTTACATCTTTACGAAACACTTGGCCTATGGAGAAAGGTTGATTACATGGAAACACACTTTGCGCAAACTATGAACGAGTATCATCATCTTCTCATCATGGAAAATCTTGGTGGTGATGAACGCTTCATAGACCGTTTCTTTGCACAACACACGGCTTTCTTTTACTACTGGCTCACGTGTTTAATTTATGTGGTGTCCCCATGTATGGCTTATAACCTATCAGAGCAGATAGAAGAACATGCGTATCACACATATGACGAGTTTCTCAAGAATCACGGTGTGAGTTTATCACTTGAAAAGCCCCCACCCGTAGCTGTACATTATTACGACAATGTTGAAAGTCTATACGATGTATTTGTAAATGTACGCGACGATGAAGGTAAGCACGTGAAGACGATGCAAACTTATCAATTAGAGCTGGATGAAA